AGATTTTAAAAGCTCTGGTTTATCAAAGCCTGAAAGGGAACATCCATAATCTAGATTAGTTACAATCCCAGTTACGTTAATATCAATTATTTGTTCAGGTGCTAGACCAGATAACTCTGAATTAGTTATACCTCTGGTATAACCTCTAAAACTATCTGAATCAAAGCCTGAGAATGATATAGAGAATGCATGCCTTTTATCTGAGGTGTTCATATTTAAAGCGCATATCTTACCAGTATTAAATTCTGTAAGTGTTTGCGCCCCTGTCTCTTTAGAAATAAAATCTCCAGAATACAAAGATTTGGCATCTCCAGACCCGAAAACCCACCCTGTCACACCTGTTTCAAAATATAAGTATGTGCCAGATAGTCCTGTATAAGAAGCATACTCAGAATATCTAGTTTCTGCTGAGCTAAATCCAGTTGATTGATCATAACCATCTGTGTAGTTTGAGAAGCTGTATTGCCCAGTAAATGGGGAAAAACTTGCACTCAAAGAACTGTTTCCAGTAATAGTAAAACCATTATATCGTTGCCTATTTTGATTTGCCGCTATATTTAACTCATCAATGTCGTCACTACCAGTAGGGTTATAAACAGTTAAAACTCCCGTGGTCATTAAAGAAGAAGATGTATTACTAAGTCTAATCGTTTCATCTTCTAGGTTAACATCTAGAATTTTGCCGAAATTAGTTATGTTAGTCTTCAGTTCATCTTCTACTATAACTAGATCTCCAGGTTTGCATAAGAGGGTCTCTAAGCCAGCGGTAAAAGCTATTTGTTGATTTTCTTTTATTTTAGAAAAGATTTGATGTTGAGCTGCCCTACGAGCCATAGCTCTAGAAGTTATTCCAATACCCTCAATACGTTTTTTAAAAATCCCTCTCTCTTTAATATCCTCTTCGTCTTCTACGACTTCTATTTTAGGGGTGTAATTGTCGAATCTATCCCTATAGCCTATTTCTATAGTATTGAACTGTTCGTCTCTCCTGTTGTTTGAGTAAAAAAACAGACCTTCTTTTACGCTTTCGTTAGTAAAAAGGTTAACTGCTGACCTAGGTCTATCATCGACAAAATTAATTTCAGAATTACTAAAGAAAGTTCGGCCTCTGAATAGAGATGCTATAGTATTTATAGCGTCAAATATTTTTTGCCCTTGATCGAATACTACGTTGCAAGAGAAGCGGGGTTCTATCCCTCCTCTACCGTCAGTTACTCCTAAGAAGTTTCCTTCATTATCTACATTATCGCAGAATTTACCTATCTTATAAAGTTGCCATTTATTTATGTTGTCTGCGCTGATGTGAGAACCCATCCCATATCTAACATTTGTCAGTAGATCGTAAAGTATCCACGCTGGGTTATCTGTCCATTGTAGAGTTTGGTGAAAAGAGCCATCCCAATCTCCTTTGTAAATCGATTTATCTACTTGGCTAGCATTTTCAAATTCAGCTGTAGTGTTATAATACCTTTTATCTATACCTTTGTTAGTAGGAAAATAATTACTAGGTATCTTTACCTTTTTAAGTTTACAATCGAAACTTCTTTTGGGTATACTACTAAAAGATCTAGAGTCTAGTTTTGTCCCTACTATAGCAGAAAATGGATAAGGTAGATCTGCATTTATTATTTCTGTGACTTTGCTTACTGCTACTACTTTAGACAGTAAAACAGAATTAGTTTCATAAGATAGTTTTTGAATTTTTACGTATCTTTTTCTGTCTTGATTTTTATCAATAACTCCAGCTTCTATACTCCGTTCTCCATCTACGTTAAGAGATGAGCTTTCTTGAATATTATTATCAGGAAGTTGGAATGGGCGAGAAAGATAATTAAAGTTATCATCTGAGTTGTTTAGTTCTACAACGAACTCTTTGCCGCTAGATGCTTTGTAATCAGGGTTACCGATATCTATCAAAGTGCTTCCATCTATTAATGCTACTATTCTATAGTCGTAAGTTCTGAACTCTACTTCATTTCCATTTTCATCAAAAAAACCAGTAGTAACACTTATATTTAAAACTGTAGGGAAAGTTGTCCCTGTTTTTAAATTTTCATTATCTGGCAGGGGGTTGTTTCTAACGCTCTTTACATCTCTGACAAGAGTATCTTTTAGAGAGGATATATCTAAAGTGATAAAAACTTCTTCTACATTAGGATTGTAAATTGTATGAATTACTGGAATAGCTTTTTCATCAAAACTCTGGAAAGAGCTATTCCCCCAAGTTGAATAGTTACGCGTTGTTTTTATCGAGTCATTTCTTACATCATCACTTCCTTCAGTGGTAGGTAGTCCATTTTCACCTAATTCAAGGTTAAAATTATTAGCACCTTCCTCTAAAACGTTAATCCTAGTTAACATATCCTCGTTAGCAGAGATACGTTGAGGAGCGTTTTGTTGTCCATTAGTATTTATCGCGATACCCTCGGCTGTAGCCGTCCCAAAAGGTCCAAATAATTCTCTGGCGTAGGGGTGATCGATAAAAATCTTTTTAAAGTTATCAAAAGGTGTTTGACTTTCTTCGCCTTTACGAATTTCAGCTAATACATTACTGTAATTAAATTTTAATTGGTTGCTGTGAATAGAATTAATTGTTGGGTCTAAAGACAAAGTTGTCGAATTAGATCCATCTTGAATTGTCTTTGAGTATCTAAATGAACTTATGTCTTTTAAAAGTTCTATAACATAGTCTGGTATTTGAAACGTGTGGTTCTTACCATAAAATAAAGGGGGTAATGATTGATTATTTCTAGCCCTTCTAATATAATTATCACTAGTTTCTATATTAATCGGGAATTCAAAAATTAAGAACCCATGCATCTTGCCAGTTAAAAGCCCATCTGTAGAAATTTCTGGGCAAGTAACATCCGTTACTCTCACATCTGAATTTTGAAGATAAGCTATGAGGTTAGACTTATATTTAGTGCCATATGGCAGAGTTCGCATTTTAATCAAGGAATCGCCATCTAAGATATTTTTAGTTTGTAAATTAGAATAATCTGTATCTCCTATTTTGCATATAACCACACCTCCAGCCGAACTATCTAAGTAACTGGGCAGCAAGCTATTAACCGCTCCCTCTACCCACCCTATTGTAGATAAAGCTCTAAGCGCTAATTCTTTCTGCAATTTATTTCCTTCACTTGTGTTATTATTATTATACAAGTTTAAAATTTCATCAAGATCAGATAATGTCGAGTCAGTGAGGACTTGAGTATTACCAGCAAATATTTGAGAGTCTTTATGTAGTGAAGTTTTCAATCTCCCGATTACGCCCACCTGACCATCGATTGATATAAAATCGATACTAGGGTTTAAAGCGAATAAAAATTTCGACGAGTCCAATGTGGCATTATCTGCCCATATTAAGTTCTGTGTTTGCACAGTTCCTTTTGCTTGAGCATCATTCCTGTAAGCTGCGTTATTATCAGAAGCGGATAATATTTTATCGCCAAAATGCAGATGGAATGTCTGATCTGGTCCTGTGTCTCTATATTTAATAAATTGCCTTATAGAAAGAGCATAGTCAGTTATTTTCTTAGGCAGAACGACGGGTTCTGTTGCGTTTTTTGCCTCTACAGTCGAGAATTGTTCTGTATGCGTCCTCAAAAATACCATGTTAGCATTATTTGATGAGTCAACCTCAAATATATCCACAGGCTTCGTGGGTGTAGATTTCAAAGATGTAATCTTACCAGCAGCGCTCCTTTGAGTCACTTTTTCTAATTCTAGAAAAAATTTACTAACATAATCAACTGATGTAGCAGAATTTAACTCTATGTTTAGAGAATCAAACGTTTCTTGTTCTAATGGTGTGAGACTGTTTGTCTTTTTAGCTGATTGATTAGTAATGGCTACAGCTGTATTATCTAAGTAAATACCCTGTAGAATATCCAAACCGTCTACTACTTCTCCATTCGAATTTACAATCCCCTCAATAGGACCATCACTTATTAAATCTAAAGTCTCTGCGTAACTATGAGATGCTCCATATTGGAGTTCACCCATGATAGGAGGTTTATAAATAGGAGGTTTAGGTTTACTACCTTTACTCCCTGCCCCCGCTATACTTAATTTTTTGAGGAGGTGTTTCATGATATTCTATTACCTATAAAATTTGGATTACCTCTATCAGCGCCTAAAGCCTTTGAAGGTTCTTGATGTTGTGGGAACGATTTTATAGTAGCTTGCACAACTTGTGATCCGACCTGTAATCGACCATAACCTATAGGAACTGGAGAACCTTGGCTGGCTACGTTTACTGTATTACTAAAAATCAATGAACTTTTTGATCCATCAGCTTCTATTTCTAAGGCTTCATTTTCGGGTTTGGGTGTTAGTGCGTAACTAATTGCTGCGAAAAGAACTGCTTTTACTAGAGTAGCTGCCAAAGTTTTCTTAGCTAAGAATGTTCCGATTGCTTTTAGACCCATTGCAATTGCCGTTCCACTACCTGAGATAGCGGGAACTAAATCTATCGTAGCTGCATTCGATATGTTATCCATATCTGGGCCATTAGTGATTCGTTCTTTATTTATTATAAGGTCATAACAAAGCCCTTCTCTCTGCAATTCTACTAATCTTTGTAGGAAACCTTCTCTATTACAGTCTATAGCTTCTAAGACATTCTTCGGGTTAGGTAGGCTTAATGCGAATGAGTTTCCAAACTCTCTAGCTAGAATTCCATGTATATTTACTATTGTCATTTTACAGCCTTTACCCTTTCTAGTATATTTACATCAGATTCTATAGTTTTGGGCGTATAAATATTTATTTTTTTTGTGTTAAGGCTGTATATTAAGAATGGTTGGCAGCAATTATCTGACATTTTCACATCGAATTCTGATTCTTTTTCATCTCCTACTATATGACTATGAAAAACCCCTATCATACTACAAGAGTCTTTAAAAAGTAGGTAACTCAAAGGGTTGATAAGGAAGTAAGATCTAGGGTCTTCGGCTATATTGTCTTCACGTTGGACAATAAATTCTTTTTTTTCATCATCGTAACCTAAAAATCCACAGATTTCTTGAGTAAAATGCCTATGAGACATTTCTTTTATTTTATGGAGGGCAGTTACCTCCCCTTTACATCTGTGTATTTCTTGCATATCCGAATCCGTCAGTTCCAGGAAATCCTCCAAAGTTTGGGAATTCTGGGGTTGGGTTTGGTAAAAGTGTTGATGGCGCTTGTTTGTAATCTTGGAGTATCCCTGTGAATTGGCCGCTTCCAGTTAAGTGGAGATCTCCTGTATGAATATCTAACATTCCTATATCTGAAGTGGATGGTATTAGTCCAGTTGAGGCATCCCACCAAGCGACTAGACTGTCCTTTCCGTAAGAAAGTGTCCCATCACCACTACCTGTTAATGTCCCAAATCTTCCAGTGCATTCGTAATAATTTCGAGGGGCAAAATCTAAAGTGTTAGAAGTATTATTTGGGGTAGGTATTTTTTTATAGAGGTAGCTTATTTCTTCATCGTTGATCGGTCTATTCCATACTGCCCAAGGCCCAAGCGCACCATTCATTGAAGTTGTGTGAGGCGTTGTGGGGAGTTCATAACCTCGTCTTCCTCCATAGAATTCTACCGCACCCAACATAAATGTTTGAGGTAGTGCTATTTCGCCATTAGTACCCCAATTCATATTTTTTCTTTGAGTTAAACTGGCGAAATTACCTTGTTTATCCGCTGCGTTTGCGGTGCTAATAGTATTGGCGTTTTTGGGGTCGGATAGAAGTTGCCCATCCACGTAAAATTTAATTAATGTGTTCTGGTCTTCCCCGCCCCCATTAATAACAGAATCATCTTTGCTATGTGTTATTACATACTGCACCCATTCTCTTGAATCTCCACCATTTTGCTCTTTGCTTAGATTTATAGTCCTATAAGCATTGCTATCTGGGTGATCCCTACTTGAGCTTATCTTATAACCAAAATAACTAGCTGATATTTGATTGGTCTTATCCCCTCTTTTGTATTTTGTATTGTCACTGGTTCTATTAAGTAGGCTAGTATTAGCATTGATATTTAGATATTGTGTATTGGGCCAGAACTGGTCGTCTCTCGGAGAAGTGCTTAAGACTCCTGCCCCCACTGGGCTATTTATATCTATATTAACCCATCCCATAATAGTGAATTCACCTGTGAGTTGACCTGTTAATCCTAGCTCGTTAGTATGAAATAACCCTGTGTTCGTCGGGATATCATCCCCCTCGCTTTTCATACCAGAAATTTTGACTGCATTAAAACCGCTATTGATATTTTGCCCCTCTTCGAATGCTACTAAATCTATAGTATTAAACCTTTTTCTACATGCAGAGAGTCTTTTAGTGCATCCGTCTCTTTGCCAGAAACTGGGATTACCTTCTGGAGCTTGCCCCTTATTACTCTGTACGCATACATAAGCGGTCTTTAGAGGTTCTCCTTCTAAATTTGGGTTGGGGTTCGCTAAAAAAATAGTTGGACTTTTCGTTACAACGACATCACCTTTAATATAGTTTCTTGAACTACTCCATATAGCAGATCGGTCATCAAAAAAGGAAACTGGTGAACCGATTGGTGGGGAATAATTTGGTGCGACTCCATTGCCGTCGAGATCTTGGAATTTCTCACCATCATCTCTTTCTATAGGTAAACCTTGATATCTACAACCCTCCCCTCTGTATTGCCAGTAGCAGAATTTAGAAACTACGCTACGAGAATTTATACTAGAACTCTCTAAGTCTAACGGTGAATTAAGTTCAAATTCGACAAATAATTTAGACTCCTGAGTTTTTCTACCCATTAGCCATGTCTCGTCTGTTAGTTCTGCTTTTGAGTCAGCCTCTCCAAATGGGTTACCGCCCTCGAAATTCACATCATCGATAAATTTTACAGATACTCTTTTTCTTACAAACTTTGCATTCTTAAAATCTTTATGGACT